AAACGGTCGTAAGCAGTTTGCCCAGACCAGTCACACGACAACGAACCCGTGATTGACCGCAACCCGTTCTGCACTGGCACTGATTTCGTGCCCGAGCTCGCAAGGTAATAACGATCAGTCTTCAGAGCGTTGTCACCCTTGATGTCAAACTGCTTCACGGGAATTGAACTTCCAGCAACGCTGATCGCTGCGCCAACGAAATTCAAAGGCGTTCCAGTCGGGTACGTCAATGTCGTACCAGCAGCAACAGTTGAAACCTCGTTCTTCGCGTTAATGCTGATCTTGCCCATAAGGAACTCACCCGCCTGACAAGACAGCTCCCAATTCTCAATCTTTGTACCGGCATAAGTGAACTTCACCTTTTGGCCGGTTACGTCAGTGCGCGCAATCTCAGTTGTGAGGCTCTTGTCGTCCATTGTGTCCGTTGCACTCAACGCAAACTTCCAGTTGCGCGCCGTTGAAGCAACCGTGGTCGGAGTCGGGGTTGCGCAACCGATCATGTGCTTGAACAACAAACCAAAGCCACGCGAACCAACCTCGAAACTGATGTCGCCGTTCACGTCAATCTTGCCCGCAGCCCAATTAGCCTTCGAAGCGAGCACTCGACCAGCAGCCAAACCCTTGCTCTCAATGCGGTCAATCGTGAGCTTCACTGACTCGTCAGTGCACTCAACAACCTTCGTTGGTGACACGGCAGTGCCCCACGTTGACTCTTCTCCAAACGCAACCTGAAGGTCGCCAGCAGCAGTTGTCATTGCTTGTTCTCCTTGCCCGCAGGCGATTCGGTTTCGTCAGGCTCTTGAACCCAACTTGAGGTGTCACAACCAGCCACCAACTCAGCTGGCATTTCAACAACGTCATCTGGCTTAACGAGCCCGACACCGGGAAGGATGCCTTCGTCAACGCCAACAAATTTGAACTTCATTCACGCCTCCTTGTTGGACGTGACAAGCACGTCAACGGTCATTTCCACTACTCGCTTGCCATCGGCAGCGAACATTCTTTGATCCCACGAACCGACCTGGGCGAACAACACGCCAGCCACGCCCAATGTTGGCGAGCCCGCGATTACGTCTTCAAGCTCCGTGAACATGCGGTAAGCCCTGTCGAGCGCGTCACTGGGGTCGTCAGCATTGACCTCGACGACAAGACCGAGTTCAACGGTGAGCTCTTCACGCTTGAACGCCTTGCCGAGTGAACGTGCTTGCTCCGTGGCCCTGACACCGTTAATAAACACGAACTCCTGCTCAGCCAATGCTGCAGGGTGAGCAATCACCACTTGCCTTGACTGAAACGCCGGAGCCGTAGCGATCAGCTGCACAAGTGCTTTGCTGATCGTCAACGCCGAAGTCATGCCACACCAAACGTTGCGCGGTTCGTTTCAACGAGCATGTTCAACTCTGGAATGGCGAAGATCGCGCCCCTGAGTCCGGCAACCATGAGGTTGCTAGTCGAACCGTCCTCACTGCTCACACTGATCGCCCTGTCTTGCGTTGGTGAATCCACGACCATGTACCTGACGCCCTTAGCGATAGCTGGCGCCAAGCCCCCTGGCGGTTGTGCAAAGCCACTGACGCCCGTCACAGTGACGTTCAAGCGCCCCGAGTACCAGCCAGTCGGGTAGTACAACACGCCCGCTCGTGAGTCCACAAGAATCGTTGCGAGCTCACCAGCTGAAAGCGTTGCGCCATCAACCACGACCTTTGTGATCGAGCGTGGCCTGCCGACTGGCAAGAACAACTCAGTCCCACCAGTGCCGTCAAGTGTGACGGTGAACTCCCCACCCGTAAACTTCACTCCCGCACGGTCGCTCATTTCGGAGACAAGTGCCTCACGCGCCCTGATAAGCGTTGAGTCTGGGTAGCGGTTTACGTCGTCAAGCGGCCTGCGAGTGCGCATCTCATCAACGCTCACTGCTTCGCACGACGTGACCTCAACTGGTTCGCTAACCGTGACAGTGCCCGAAGCAGTCGTAAGCGTCCACGTTGCAGTCAAGTTCGCTTCAGAAGTCTGCCCAGCGAGCGTATACGACACGCTCTTAGCTGCAACAGTCACTGCTGCAGCAGAAACAATCGTTGATGCATCGCGGTCACGGGTAATCGTCACGGTGCCAGCTGAAGCCTTCAATGATGTTGGAAGCGTCAACGTTGCTGGGACGCCCTTGACCACGCGCTGCATCTAGCGAGTCTCCGACGAATTGACTGCGACAGCGCGAGTGGACTTCTTAGCGCGAGTTTGCGCGACGGGCTCGGCTTGCTCGGCTTCAATCATGCGCTTCGCTTCAGCAGCCTCAACTTCAACTACGTCACCGGCCATGTTGGAGAACGATTCCCCGGCGCGACTGACCAACAGTTTCACTTTGACGAGTGCCATGTGAGTTTCCTTTTCCCCTGGTTGAAGATTGGTACGGCAAGAATCCCGCTCGCCCCGATTAAGGAGCGAGCGGGACTGTGTGCCTATTGACTAGGCGAGAACGAGCTTGCGGAGCGCGTCGGTAGCAAGGATCTTGCTGTCCATGCGCAGCTTCACGCGGTATGCGACTTGATCGTTGGCGAAGTACACCGACGGGTCAACAGCAACCTCAACCTCACCAGCGCGACGGATACCGAAGCCGCGCTTGAAGTCACCGAACACGGCGACGGTCTTGCCGGAGGTCATTGCCTCCAGCTTGCCGTCTTCGTACACGGGGTACCCGAGCAGCGTTGCAGGCTGACCATCAACGTATGATGGCTGCCAAACGTAATCGCCGGGTGTAGAACTTGAGCCAGTCTTCAGCTTACGAACAGCCTTCAGCAGTGCGGTCGAGCAAACGAACGCACCGTTTGCACGGTTGCGCTGGTTGACCGAGTACACGAGGTCAAGGAGCTCGTCAGCAGTGACTGCTGTCGCAGCAGCGGCTGTGACACCAGTGGTTGCGCCCTTGATGCCCTGCGGCTGTGACGAGTTGGAACCGGTTGCGAGGTAAGTCGCAATCGTGTCACCAAGAGCCTCAGCTGCACCGTCACGGACTTCAGCGTCAATGTCATACGCTGCGTCGCTGAGAATCTCGTTAGAGATCTTGACGATTGCGGCGAATTTGTACGCGCCGAACGCGACGTTTGTGAACGTGTCAGCCGAAGCCGAGATCGCGCCCTCTTCAGCCGTGATCGAGTACGACTGAGCGTTAGCTACAACCGGCTGGTTGAACGTGTCACCGTTGCTGGTCTGAATGATCTTGGCGAGATTCAGTACCGGCGACTGAAGCGCAAGCTCACGAATAAGCTCGTTGCTCCAAACCTTCGGAACCAAGTAACCACCATTTGCATCAGTGCCAGCAACAAGGTTGGCACGAGCTTCAACGTTCTGGCCCTGCGAACGCAGGAACTCAGTGAACGAACGCTCCTCAGTCATCTCAACCTTGTCAGTCTCGATGCCACGAGCCTCAACTGCTGGAAGAGCCGCTGCGCGGATCTCTTCGTTGCTGGGAAGATCGCTGCGAGCAGCAACCATCTCAACGGCTTTCAGTGAACGCTCAACAGCGTCGATCTCAACATCCAGCTTCTCAAGCTTGCCCGAGTCCTCAGCTGTCAGCTCAGTGCCGGCAGCATCAAGGGTCGAACGCATCTCAGAGAGCAGCTGACCATGCTTGACCCGAAGGTCTTCGGTCCTGTCACTCATGTGACACTCCTTTGTGTGTTTGATTCATGCGCGCCCGTTGACGCGCATGTGTGCCTTCCACCACGCCGCCGATTGGCGACTAGGTATGGGCATTTCGTCTTGCTGCCGAGCACTGCCACCGGCCTGAGCGTCGAGCTGCACGGCAGCACCCACGACCCCTTGCTCCGGTTGGCTAGTTGACGAAACTTCTTGGACGGCTGCCTCAGCAACCGTTTCAAGTTCACGCTGAACACCCGCATCCGTACCCAAGTACGCGGGGCGTCCAACAACTGAAACATCCGTGAGGGAATCGAACTGCGTGATGGTGCGCAGCAGCTCGCCCGTAGCCGGGTCTTCATTCCATGCCTGTCCTTCACTGACACGGAAAGCAAACGAACTCTTCGAAATGAACCCGCCCTCAACAAGGATGCGCAGATCATTGGCGTAACTGACGCCCGTCGGGATTCGCATTTCGTAATACAACCCAGTTGGGTCTTCGCGCAACGTCAACGAATCGTTCGTTGTGCGGGCAAGGATCTTGCTCTGGTCGTGATCCCAAAGGCCAAGTACGTCAAGGCTCTGCTGAGCCAAGACCTTCCGAAACGCGCCCCTAGCGATTGTTTCCCTAAAGCCACCGAGTGGTTCTGAAATCTGTGGTGAGAACACTGCAGCGTGACCGACAATCGTGAACGTGCCATCAGCTGCGCCACGGATCTCAGCTGTCGTTTCAGCAGTGCGGCGCTCAACGATGTTGCCCTCACCAGCACGCAACTCGGCCAACAAGTCCGGGTTCTCACGAAGGTCATCAGCGGTAACGATGCGAAGTTCAGTGCTCAAAGTGTTCTCCCGGTTCATTGGGTTGGGGCGTCCATGACGGGCGCGGATGCAACGGTTTCAGGGTGCGGGTTCAAGCCAAGATTCATGCGTGCCTCATCGACCGTGATGATCCCCGCGCCAAGCAACATCACGTCAGTTTCAGCAGTGCTCTTGTTGTCACCGCGCAGCATTTCCGTCACGTCAAAACGAGGTGAGAACTGACTGCCCAATCCAACATCCTTGAAAATGTCCGGGTCGCGCAACAGTGCGTTCTCAATGCGCACAAGCCACGGACGAAGCGCCCACTGCACAAACGCCTTCGTTTCGCTCTCAACCGTTGAATACGTCATTGAGCTGCCCGAGTCAGTCATCATCAACGACCCCGGCACACGAAACAACAAAGCAATCTGCTGCAGGTTCAAGCGACTCAAACCAAGCAACTCACTGTCCGTGATTGGCATAGTGAGGGTTGTGACCTCAATGCCCTCTTCCAACACCACGGTTGAAAACGCCTTATCACTGCCGTTGTGGGCTGCGTGCCACTGAGCACGAAGGCGCTCAGCTGCATCAGGTGTAAGGCGCGAAGGGTGCCGCAAGATAACGCCCGGTCGAGCACCGTTCGCAAAGAACTTTGACGTGAACTCTTCAAGACTCGCGGCCATGCCAAGCATGTGACGGGCCTGCTGAATGGGACTGAAACCAACGACGCCATCGTCACTCATGCCACGAATGTGCAACATGCTTGACTCGTCAAAGCGCTGCCGCCCGACGAAATACTCCAGTTTCTGCGAACCGTCTTGGCGAGTGACCTTCACGGTGGAAGGGTCAACGGGCCAAAGCGCCGTGACGTAACCGTCGGGCCCGCGCTCTTTCAACGCGAAGAAGTTTCCCCAAGTGAGCAATGCGACAGCCATAATTTGTCGCCACTCGTCACCAGCCATTGTTGGCGTCGGGCGGTCAAGCAACCGCTGTGCCCTGTGCTTCGGTGCAATCACGCGAGAGCCGTCGGAAACGTCCTGATAGACGCGAATAGGAAGGCTTGAGATAGCGCCTGAGATCAAGTTCACCGCTGAATACACGGGAATCAGCTCAAGGCCAGACTCAACAGTTACCGTTTTGCCGCTATAGCTTCTTTGCGTAAGCGGGTTTGGCAACATGCCGCGCTCTTCTACCGGCTCAACTTGAGCACGGAATCGGTCAAACAGTCCCAAGAGGTTCCCTTCGTTAGAGCGTGATTAGATCGCGCTGCTCGTAAATGCTGTTCGCGCCCTGGCCGATTGCGGCCATGCACTCGCTGTGCGCGATCATCAAGGCAATAAGTCCATCGACGGGTTCAGTGGCCTTGCGCTTAGTTATGCGCCAACCACGCTCCGAAGTGGTCGTTGCACCAGCTGCGACGTGCGCTGCAAGCACGGGGTCACCGTCGTGGTGCATCCTGCCCGACACAATCGCGTCATAGAGCGCTTCAGACGCTGGAGCGGAACGCTCCCAACCCATGCTGAACGAAGTCATTGGAATGCCCTCATCAAGCAACGCATCCGATGTTTCACTCAAGCGCCACGGATCGAAGCCGACTCGCTCAACGTCAAAGCGCCTGCAGCAATCCTTAATGTATTCCCTAAGTTCGTTGACATCAAAGTTCACGCCCTCAGCAACAGGCGGCTCCCACACGCGGGCCATGACATCAAAGTGCATCTCGCCCTCAACCTCACGCCTGCGAACAAGCACGACACTGGAGCGGTCGCGTCTGAGTCCCAAGTCAACGCCCAACGTGACCGTGGCCCCGTCCTCAATCGGCACGAACCCATCACGACCATTTGACCATGACCCTTGTGGCAGCCAGTAATCCTCAGCCTCAGCCCAAGCATTCACCATG